CTGGTGGAACCGGCGGTGATATGAGTTTCATCATTCACTACGTCGTTGACTAAGACTAACGGGATTGGGGAGGGCTTGTACCTCCCCTTTTCTTTCTTTAATTGATTGTAAATACGAAACCGTGCTACCGTGGCGAAGAATGTGTTATTTCTTAGTAGTTGTGAAGCGCCTCAAGTTGCAGCTTGGGGCGTTTCGTCTTTGACCCAGTACCCGTAAACACAGCGAGTACCTTGGCGGCTACAATCGTAAGTGTCATGGAGAACACCATCGACATACGCCGCAACATGGCGCGATAAGCTAAGAACTAAACGGCCCGTTGTTGGCAGTTCATCTTTATGTAAATGAACCTGACAGCCTGATCCGATAGACATTAAAGGAACCCAGGTAAAGCCCAAACTGGTCATGTAGTCTTTGAACCACTTGCGCTTGGTGACGATGCCATTTCTCGCGCTTCGGGTTCGTTTCTTGCTGCGCTTTGATTTGCGCTGCGAGGCGTTGCCTTCAGCAAGAGTATCGTAGACCTCTTTGTAATCAAGGCCGGATGCGATGGCGACGGCACGGGCGACACAATCACCAGCGCGGCCTTTAAAGTAGGCCGAGCGGCCACCATCGTTTTCTTGGAATGTAACCATGACAATCTCCTTTCATGGTGAGAGCCACGGCAACACGGTTTCGTATTCACAATGTAAAATAGCAGTGCGAGTTTTCTCGCTTGTTGACCTATTATAACATACGCACTTTTGAAAAATGGCCGAAAGCCGCATAAACGCTGGGTTTTTCAATGGTCGAAAAAATAAGTCACTGAATTAGAACGCTAACTTTTCATTTCATTTTGAAAAAAAACGCTTTTTTAGGATTTTGGTGTTTCTGACAAAAATCAGAAATTTGGAGATTTTATATGGCCGGATCAATCGTAGACATTGCCAACAAAGGTTTGACCTATCTGGGCGCCAATCCCATCACGGCGCTGACAGATGATACGGTTGAGGGCCGCGCAATTAACCGCATCCATGAACAGTCGCGGCAATATTGCTTGCGCGATCATCCCTGGAACTTTGCCATGACCCGTGTCGCGCTTGCCGCCGACACAACCGCACCCGTTTGGGAATATTCAAATTCTTTTCCCTGGCCGTCTGATTGCCTTCGCATCATTGAAGTGGATACGACAGAGGAATGGTCAGTGGAAGGCCGCAACATTGCAACCGATGCTGCCGCGCCCTTAAACATCCTTTACATTAAAGACATTACGGATACATCGATTTATGACGCCAAGTTTGCGGAAGCTTATGCCATGCGTCTTGCGTCGGATGTGGCTTATGAACTAACGGCAAGTCAAACCGTGGTGGCGTCTGCATCGACAGCTTATGCGTCCTTAATACAAGAAGCGCGGTTGGTGGATGCCCAGGAAACACTTTCTGCCAGCGAAAACACATGGCTTGAAGCGAGGTCGTAAATGTCCCGCGTTTCGACAATCAAGACAAACTGGACGGCGGGGGAATTAGCTAAAGACCTCTATGGCCGTGTCGATATTACCAAATATGCCAACGGCGCCGAAACGCTGGAAAACTTTATTGTGCAGCCTCACGGTGGTATTACACGCCGTCCAGGCACACGCTTTGTTAAAGAGGTTAAGACATCAAGCGCAAAGACGCGCCTGATTCCTTTTGAGTTCTCGACAACGCAAGCCTATGTCATTGAGTTCGGCAATCTTTATGTGCGGTTCTACAAAGATAACGGCTCTATCCTTGAGGCGAACAAAACCATTAGCGGGGCGACACAGGCCAACCCGTGTGTGGTGACGGCAACGTCACATGGCTATGACAACGGCGACGAAATCTATATTGCCTCTGTCGTCGGCATGACGGAACTCAATGGCAAATATTATAAGATCAAGAATAAAACCACGAACACGTTTGAACTGACCGACGTTGATGACACAAACATAAATTCCAGTGCTTTTACGGCCTATGGCTCTGCCGGTACCGCGGCGCGGGTCTACACGGTTACGACAACCTATGCCACGGCAGACCTCTTTGATTTGCAGTTCGCACAAAGTGCCGACGTTCTTTATATCGCGCATCCCAGTTATACGCCAAGGAAGCTGACGCGCACGGCGCATACGTCGTGGACGATCTCCGATATCACGTTTACCGATGGGCCGTACCAGGACGAAAACATAACAACCACAACCCTGACGCCAAGTCACACGTCAGGCAGTTCGCGAACGATCACCGCAAGTGCGGTTGCGGGCATCAATGGCGGTGACGGGTTCCAGACAACGGATGTGGGCCGCATCATATCGATTGGTCATCAGGCGGCAGAGTGGGCAGCAAGCACGGCTTATGCTGTTGGTGACGTTAAGCGTAATAGCGGGAACGTCTACGAATGTATTAAAGCTGGAACGTCTGCCGGATCGGGTGGACCATCTGGCGAAGGCGACGAGATCGTTGACAATGGATGCACCTGGAAGTTTCTGAGGGACGGCGGTATTCAATGGGGATACGCCACGGTTACGGCCCGCACGAATACAACAGAGGTAACAGTTACGGTCAACGCCACCTTTGGCGGCACGACGGCTGAAACAAAGTGGCGTCTGGGGGCGTTTTCGGACACAACAGGGTTTCCCACTGCCTGTGCTTTCTATGAGCAAAGATTATTTTTTGCCGGAACAACAGAACAACCGCAAACCCTGTTTGGCAGCAAATCGGGTGATTACGAAAACCATACCCCAGGCACTTTGGATGATGACCCCGTCATCTACACCTTGGCCACTGATCAGGTAAACGCGATCCGCTGGTTGTCGCCTGGAAAGGTTATGGCCATCGGCACGGTGGGCGGTGAGTTTATTATTTCGGGATCAACCACGGCAGACGCGCTGACCCCGACAAATGTCAGGGTAGTCAGGGAAGGCACACGGGGATCGGCAAGTCATACGCCCATCCGTATCGATAACGTGGTTATCTTTATACAACGCCAGCAGCGCAAAATTCGCGAGTTTGCCTATCTGTTTGACTCCGACAGTTACCAATCGCCTGATTTGACGATCTTGTCCAACCAGGTGGCAAAGGGCGGCGTTACAGAGATTGCCTACCAACAGGAACCTTCGACAATTATCTGGGGGGTGAAGGCTGACGGCCAGTTGATCGGCATGACCTACTTGCGCGACCAGCAAGTCGTCGCATGGCACCGGCATAAGATTGGCGGTACGTCAGGTTCATGCACTATTACCGTATCGGATTATGCAAACATTGCGGCTGGAACCACGTTGACGTTTACCAAGTCCGACGGGTCAACCGTGACGTTTACATCTGAAGCGGCGGGTGCCTCTGACCCGTCAGATACATCTTTGGGGTGGCGACCAAACACTAGCAATAATGTGACTGCTGATAATATTTACACCCGCATCAACGCCCATGCAGATTTTACCGTAGCCAATCCGGCGGCAGCGGTTGTCACTGTCGAGGAAACAACGAGAGCCGGTGCGGGACCGCTCACGGTAACGTCAAGTGATACAGCGCGGCTAACCACAACGGACCAGGCGATTGCAGTTGTCGAAAGTCTAGCCATCATTCCTTCGTCAACGACGGGCGAAGAAGAACTCTGGATGATCGTGCAGCGAACCATCAACGGAACAACGAGGCGCTATGTTGAATATCTCTCAAATCAGTTTGACACTGAAGAAGATGAAACAAAAGCTGATGCATTCTTTGTCGATAGCGGCCTCACATATTCGGGGAGCGCGGCTTCGTCTATCAGTGGCCTGGATCACCTTGAAGGTGAGGCTATCTCTTTTCTGGGTGACGGTTCGGTCTATACCAAGCGCAATGTTTCATCAGGTTCTGTCACTTCCATTGATCCGACGGTTGCGAAGGCACAGATTGGACTCACCCAACAATGCACCATGAAGACATTGCGGCCCGAAGCTGGCGGCGATGATGGCACGGCACAGGGCAAGACCAAGCGTGACTTTGAAGTCACCCTTCGCCTGATTGATACGCTGGGCGGTAAAGTCGGGCCGGACACATCCAACCTGGATGAGATTATATTCCGAACGGGGTCTGATCCGATGGACAGTTCGCCGCCGCTGTTTACCGGCGACAAGAAAGTAAACATTCGCGGGGGATGGGATGCAGCGGGTCAGATGGTTTACACCAATGACGAACCCCTGCCCGCCCACATCACCGCGCTTATTACGCGCATTATAACTCACGATGGGTAAAGAATATGTGTGATCCTGTAACATTGTTTGGTACGGCTCAAGTTGCTGGTGCTTTTGGTAGTGTTGGGGCTGGTGCCACTGCTGGCCTTATTGGCTCTGCTGGTTCGTTTAGCTTGGCAACAGGAACGCTTACAAGCGGCTTATACAGCGCCGTTTCTAACATTGGCTTTGGCACTATAGCCAATCTGGCCGGGGCCGGCATGTCCGCTTACGGCGCTGCCTACCAAGGTGCTGTGCAATCAGCCAATTACGAATACCAGGCCGGCATGATGGCCTACAATAAAAAGATTTCTGAAAACAACGCGCTTATGGCCCGTCGCGCTTCTGAATTTGATGCGGACACATCTGATTTTTACCGAAACAAAATGGTATCGGCGGGACAAATGGGGTTTGTCAAAGGCGGCGTGGTTATTAACCAGGGTACGCCTGATGCCGTCAGTCTTGAAACCGAAACGCAAGGCTCACTAGAGCGACTTGCCATTCTATATAAGGGCGAAACACAGGCTGAAGCGTATCTGCAACAGGCGGTAGGACAAGAAGCTGCTGCCGCCCGTTATCGCTTAAATGCACAGATGGCGGGCACGAGTGCGGCTATTGGTGCAACAAAGGAATTAGCCAAAGGTGCCTATACGCAATACCGCTACGGCGCTGGCACAAGTTTATTGGGGTAAAGTTATATGGCTCGTATTCCCACAATTCAGCGTCGCGCTACGCTTCCAACAACTACAGGCGTTCCTACTGCCCCTGTTGTTTTGCTTGATGACAAGACAGGGCAAGAATTACGAGCGGGCGGTCAGGTAGTTTCAGAAATTGGGGAAAACCAGTTGCGGGCGCGGGCCGATGCAATGGTTACGCAATCTTTTGTTAATGCCACGCTCAAGATGGATGAGTTAAAGCAGAGCATTGACACAAACAAAGTTCTGTCCTGGGAGTCCGATCCTAATAGCAGTCAGTTTAACCCAGGCGCTGTGGCGCCAACGGCTGACCCCGAAGATGTCAAGGCGCGGATGGCGCAGATTTATGAAACTGCTTCTGAGGGCTTGTCACCCTATGGTCTTGAGAAGTTCAAAAAAGATTATTCCATGCTGTCGGCCAAGGGGCAGATTGAAATTCGCCGCGAACAGGTGGCCCGCGACAATGCGGAATTGCAAGCGCATAACCTTGCTGTTTTAGACACGCTTGTAAAAGGTTCCGTAAAAGATGGCACCGAAGCCGTGTGGGTAGCATCGCTGAAGAAAGGTATCGACAGCATTGATAGCCTTGAGGTCAACCGCCAGATCGGGCCGAAAAAAGCTGAAAAGTTACGGCAAACATTTCGGCAGAATATGGACAAGGTTAAGGGTGACAGGCTTAACGAAAACATTGTTATTGCTGCTGCTGAAGGAATAAGAAACGTCGATCTTGATGAAGAACCAGGCGCGGCGGCGGCACGATTAGACAAGCTGGATGCGGCAATAAAGGAAGCCGTGGAGTTCGGGGCAACGTCGCGCAAGATGGCTCAACAGCAAAGAATTAAATTTTTATCTGAGGTTGATGATGCGATGGCCAATCAACAGATTGGCGAAGACCCTGCAAAGTTTTTAAAACTGGAAAAAAACTCAAAATACCTTCCGAATTTAGAGAGCAAGCAGCGGTCTATTTTTACTATTCGCGCACAAAGAGCGGTTGATCGGCTGGCAGCAAAAGTACAGACGGAAGCCAATGCAAAGGCTGTTAAATTTCGTCGTGGTTTCAAGGCTATAATTGAAGATGCATCTACTGGTGCCAAACTATCTGCCGATTTATTGACGCGAATTAGCGATGAAGAAATAGACGCTAATATTTCTGACCCCGAAGAACGGGCAACGATGAAAGCGGTGCGCGAGGATGCTATAGATGGCGCGATGCATCTGGAATTTATTGCCGGAAAACATCCCTCACAAATTATGGCAATGGAAAAAAAACTTGTTGCCGACACGGAGCGGGTTCGCACTATTCCAGGCATGGCGTTACAAGACCAGCGGCAACTGGCGGCGTTTCGCACGGCAAAAGCGCGGGATATTAAGCTGCGAAATGCAGACCCAGCCCAATATGTAATTACAACTAACGATGATGTATCGGCAAATTTTACGGAATGGAACAGGCTCATCATTGCAAATGCTCCCGTTGAAGACATAGCCGGTGCTTATGCAAACTATGCGGCGTCCCGTGATGCGGCATACGGCTTGTCCGGCATGGATAGCACAATGCGAAGCAAGCTGCCTAAAAGTTTTATCAAACAGCAAGTCGCATTCATGCAAACCGAAGATACGACGCCGGAACAAATTGCCGAACGGTTTAACAATCTTTCTCAAACAATGGGTAAAAACGATTGGCGCTTTATGCTTGGTGAAATGCAAGCGAATGGGTTGTCAAAAGAGGCAAGTGCCCTTGCCGTTGTGGAAGACCCAAGGGCAAGGCAAACCCTTGCGGGCATTATTCGCGATGGCGGCATGAAAAATCTTAAAGATTTATTGCAAGACAGCAGCGTTACGAAAGACATAGACAGTTCCGTTAATAAAAAAATGGAGAACATGATCCAGATTGCCGGTTCTAATAACATCATGATGGTAAATACGTTGCGAGAAGCGGCACGGTTGCTTGCTACAAATGATGTAAGAGGCGGCGACAGCGTGGGCGATGCTGTTGAAAAAGCAATCAAGATTGTTGTGGAAGATCAATACCAGGTTATCAGGGACGGTAAACTAAAAGGTATCGTGCCAAAGGGGTCTATTGAACGTCCACGGGAGTTAATGTACGGGCTAAGTGAGTGGTTAAAAAATGACGAAAATATGAAAAACGTCGATTTAACCCAGATTACACAAGGCGCCAGTGATGACCAGAAAAAGTTATTTTTAAGACAAAACGCGCAATGGACACTGACGCCGGATGGCGAAAGCGTGGCACTGGCAACGGCTTTAGACACGCCTGTTAATGACATTAACGGTGTTCCGATTGTTGTGCCTATCAGCAGCATACAAATGGATAGTTATGGAGCGCGTGGACGTAGCGGCAAATTACGAAGCGCAACCCAAACTTGGGAACGCTTGCTTGGCGCCAGCAATGTTATGGAACCGTCTGAGCCAGTACCTGCCGAAGCTGAAAAAGTATCAGTGCGCGATAAACTTACAAGAACAAAGACTAACGAAGGCTCTAAACGTCGAGAATTACTTAGTCAATTAAAAGCACAACAAGAGCGCCCGCTTGTTGCTTTTGGTGGAGAAGGTGAAGACGTTGTTGAGAATGAAAAAGCAATTCCCTCTCCAATAGCATCGGAGAGAAGACCTTTGATAGGTGCGGGGAAAGCTACTGTAAACGAAGGCGCTCCATCAAACAGAGAATTACTGGCGCAATTAAAAAAGCAACAAAGAAGAAAAAAATAGATCAATGCCCCAACTTTTTAATCCTATCGGGCCAACAAATGAATTTGGTTTGTTGCAGCATCAGGGTGCGTTTGACACAAGCACGGTATTGGGCACAACCTTTGACGAAGCCTTGGCCACTAACCCTCTCACCCAGCTTTGGCGGTGGAACGAATTAACTGGTGAGCGGGCGGGAGATTTACAGCCGCAATTTGATTATAATTTGGGTGATGCTGACGATGCGGAACCAACAAACACGCCGCAACGTATGTTTGACCGGCTGGCACAACGGCCGATACGCGAACCCGATGTTATTTCTGAAGACAAGCAAAATGAACTTATCAAAGAACAGAAACTTGAAGGCAAGCTAACGCCGGTTGAAGGCGAAACTGAAGAAGGTCTTGCGCTTCGCGTTAAATGGAAAAAAGAGGAATTACTAAGACAAGGCATTCTTGCAAATTCCGATGGCGATGTATCCACTATGTTTGCCCAATTTGGCGTGGGCTTGTTTGCAAGTATGCTTGATCCGCTGAACGTAGCAGTTGGATTTATTCCTGTTATTGGTGCAGCGCGGTATAGCCAGATGCTTGCACGACAGGCATCCTGGGCGGGCCGTGCGGCTGTTCGCACCCGCTATGGTGCGATTGAAGGTGCCGTTGGAACGGCAATGATTGAACCGCTTGTATTGGCGGCAACAGAAGCTACCCAATACGATTACGATCTCTACGACAGTTTTGCCAACTTGGCTTTTGGTACGGTCCTTGGCGGCAGTATGCACGGCGTCATTGGTGCTATTGGTGACAAGACGGGCGGCATTACACAGGATGCCTTTGCCGCGCAACGTATCAGCAAGGCCATTGAGATAATCGATGAGCAATCGCGGCGTGAACTTATGCAAGCGGCAGTTGCCCAGGTTATGTCAGGGCGTCGGCCCGTTGGCGTTGATACCGCCTTACGGAAAAGTTTGGAAGAAAACGAAGGGACTGCACCTGGGCCAACGCCGGATCGGGATGTTATTTCTGATCCGGCAGAGATCAGGTTTGACAATGATCCGGCTCTGGGTGAAGGCCGCGTTATTACGGTAACAGCTAGTGATGGCGACGGTGTACAGATTTCGTTTCGCAATGTTGCCGATGCTGAGAAGAAGGCAAAGCAGTTAGAGAAGAAAGGTTTTAGCACAACAGTCCGTTCGCTTGGCGAGGACGATCACCGCATCGATCTGACAGTTGAGAATACATTTGTCCGCAAGCCTGACGGTGAATATGTCACCTATCCTGATAGAGCAACGGCTGAGTATGCGGCAAAACTAAACAAAGACCCTGATACAGTTATGCACGTTGTTAGAATTGGGGATGAATACCTTCTGTATGAATTAAACACCAGGTCACGCACTGCCGCTCAACTTAAACAGGCAATGAGGTTAAGCGAAGAAACACAGCGGGCGTTGGATGCCAGCGGTGATGAAATCCAAATGCCTTTGGAAGTGCCGGTTGTCCGCTCTGAAATTAATCCTGATGTTGAAGGCCCGACTATTCAAGAGATTGCCCAACAGGATGTTCGGGACGCTAATTCCGACAATACGCTCTTTGGTGAAATGCAAGAACGTGAGTTGGCGGCAGAAGTTGACCGCATTATGGAGAACATTACCGAAGCGGCAGATATTCCCCAGATTGAAGCTGAAACTGCCGAACTTGAAGCACAGATTGAAGTGATGAAAGCCGAAGTCGGGGATGACGCCCAGGCACGGCAAGATTTGGATGACGCAACGGCGGGGTTACAGAAGACACGCGAAAGTCAGAAGGCTTGGGAGCAAGCTGCCGTGTGTGTGCTTGGAGGGCTTACCTGATGGCCATTGATAAGTGCATTCAGTCTGTTCGCGATGCCATGCCCGATCTGGACGAAAAGCAAGCGGAAGAACTGCTGGCAGAAGTTGTCGATATTGTTGACACAATTAAATCAAACAAGGCAGAGCAAAAGGTAACGGATTTACAACGCGCCGTTGATGAGGCCATTCAGAACCGTGTGACAGATGCGGTTCGGGAAGCGGCAATTCTTAAACGCAACGCGGCGATTAATTACCGTATTCGCATGGCGTTTATTACCAAGTTAAATGAAACGCCCATTGAGGAAGTGCCGCGTATGCTTCACGCGATCCTTGCCGGTGAAATGGGCAAGAGCCAGTACAAGCAGTCCATTGAAAGCAGTTCACGCGGGTTGGCGTCGATGGCCAAGGCCGTGTTTAACCAGACAATAGAAAAAAGCGGTATACCAAGAAACGTCGCCATCGGGTTTTTGCAAAACAAGAAGAATGGCCGTTACCTTGTGCAAGAAGTGGACAACCCAGGATCATCGGGCAATGACATTGCCAAGGCCGTAGCCGAAGCAATGGAAGCAGCTAACGAGGTTTTGCGGAAACAGGCCAACCGTAGCGGTGCCGACATAGGCCGTATTCCTGGCCGTATCGTTAAGCAGTCGCATGATAAGACGCGGGTTACACGGGCGGGGTTTGAGCAATGGTATAATGATATTTTGCCCTTGCTGGATGAGGAACGCACGTTTGGGCGCCCAATGAGTGACGCGGATAAAAAAGCGTTTCTTAAAGGGGTCTATAGTTCAATTACGGTGGGCAAGCGTACCGACTTGATGGGGAACCTGGATGACCCGCCTGGGTTTACCGGCCCCGCCAACATGGGCAAGAAACTGTCCCGCGCACGATCCCTGCACTTCAAGCAAGACGGGGAAAGCGCGTGGACGTATAACCAGGCTTACGGCAACAAGCATATTGGTACGGCATTTGTAAACCAGTTGCTGGGAATGTCGGACTCCGTTGCTGCCATGATGCACTTGGGGCCGAACCCGAAAAGTATGCTGGATGAGTTTTATGAGCGGGCATTAAATCGTGCTATTGATGAAGACAACCATGCGGTTGTTGCTCAACTACGAGAAACAAATTACGGCGAAAAGACAAAGCGACTTTATGATGAAGTGACAGGCCAGGGCAATGCGTTACCAGGGCTTGGGCAATCAGGTTATTATTTAGCGCGTGGGTCTAATCTGGCCAAGAACCTGACATCGGCAGCATTGCTTGGCGGCACTACTCTCGCATCTATTGGTGACATAGGCACGGCATCAATACGCCTTAACGAAATTGGTATTCCGTTTTTTGAAGCAAACCTTTCTGTCCTTGGCGGCTTAATTCCAGAAGCTGTCGGCGGGCGTGGCGGGCGCCGTACTGGAGAGGCAAGAGAAATTGCCGATAGTCTTGGCGTCGGCATGGATGCTTTGATGGCCAGCGTACAATCGCGGTGGCTTGGCAACGATGCTTTGGATGGACAGGGTGCCAGTACTGTCAGTTGGCTCATGCGCGTGACCGGCATGAACTGGATGAACGACAGCTTGAAAACAGCCGTCGGCATTAGCCTGTCCAACTTTATTGCCAAACAGGCGGGCAAGAAGTTTGACGATCTGGACGTGTCGTTACGAAGTGAAATGGAAGCCTACGGTTTGACACCCGAAGATTTTGATTTGATGAACAGCGTGGTGCGTGAGGTTGATGGAATTAAATACCACGACATAAGTGCCATTGATGATGTTGATGCTCAAATTCGTATCAACGGGTTCTTCACCGGCTTTGCTGACAGCGCAATTCTAACCCCAGGCGCCCGATCTAATATCACAACAAGAGGGCTGGAACGGGGCACGGTAATGAGCGAGTTTAAAAACCTGTTCATGCACCTCAAGTCCTTTTCAATAACCTACGGCATGGAAATATTATCGCGTGGGTTTAGCAAGTCTAATGAAGGCCACCGAACAGGAATGCTGGTCAAGATACTTATGACCTCAATGGTCTATGGTTACATTGCATCGACATTAAAAGACCTGGCTAAAGGCAAGGAACCGATCAACGTAGCTGAAAACCCAGGCAAAGTATTTTACCGAAGCCTCATGCAAGCGGGCGGTCTTGGGTTCTACGGCGATACGTTAATGGGCATGGTGGCTGGCGATGCGCGGTTTGGCGAGGGCTTTGCAGAGATTGCGGGTGGCCCTGTTGTTGGCAATCTTAGCCGTGCGGCAAAAATACCAAAGATGTTTTTTGATGAAGACTATGACCGCGCTGGTCAGACAGGATACCGCATAGCCAAGTCCATGCTTCCAGGCGCCAACATCTTTTATGCCCGCATGGCGCTGGACTATCTCATCTTCTGGAATATGAGCGAATACCTAAACCCTGGATGGGCGCGGAACTATGAACAGCGAATTAAAGACGAAACCGGCCAAGAGTTTTTTGACGCCGTAAGACCAACCGAAGCCGTGCGATAATGGAGTGACACTATGACGATATCTACTACAACAACGTCTGTTAGCTATACGGGCAATGGATCGACAACAAGCTTTGCGGTTACTTTTCCATTTTTTGGATCAGGGTCAACAGCAGAACTTGAGGTCGTTGAGCGGACGATTGCGACAGGCGCGGAAGTTACTAAGTCTTACAGTACGCATTACACGGTGACGGGTGGCGATGGATCAACAGGCGCCGTTGTCGCTGGCAGCGCACCGGCTGACACGGTGCAATGGCATATCAGACGCAAGACAACAACGACACAAACGTCGAACTATGTCACCAATGACCCGTTCCCTGCCGACACTCTGGAAGGCGATATTGACCGATTGGCTATGTCTGGTCAGGAACGTGACGGCGACATCAGTCAGGCGTTTCGGTTTCCAGATACTTACACCGGCGGTGCATCTGTTACGATGCCAGAACCAGCAGCGTCTAAATTGTTAAGCTGGAACAGCGATGCTGACGCACTTGAGAATACAGACGGAAGGGTTGTTTCTGTTAGCGCATCAGCCGTTGCTGCTGGAGGATCACCGACCGTTGCTTTTACAGCATCAACAGGCGCACTTGCGTTTGGCGTTGTCACCGGGGCAACCGGGGCCACTGGTGCCACTGGTGCCACGGGCGGTGGCATGGCAAATGTCGTTGAAGATACGTCACCACAGCTTGGGGGTGATTTAGATGTCCAGACCAATTCCATCGTTAGCACAAGTAACCGTAACATTGCTATTACGCCAAATGGAACTGGTGATGTCATCATTGGTGGTGGGATGAACCCGTCTGTTAGTACAACCGGCAAAGCGGTCGTCTTTGGATTTTAAAGGAGTGAAATAATGGCATCAGAAGTCTTTGGCGTCTCGCTTACAGCAGGCGTCACAAATTCAGAAAGCGTGGTTTTAAACGGCGTGAACGGTCACACATATGTGATCACAAGTATTGTGGTCTGTGAAACAGCAGGGGCTGCTGAAACTTTTGATCTTTACATCGATGACGGCGGCGGCGGTACTGACTATGAACTGTTGTCAGATCAAGCAATCGGTGCAAACGAAACATTCGTCTTTAATGATCGGATTGTTCTCGTCGATGAAGATCATTTGTGTGTGGCAACAGCCAGTTCCGCAAATGTCGATGTTGTCGTTTCTTACTTGGATCAGACCCGATGACTGGCATAATTTCTGATAACACTGGCCGCGCTGGTGGTCTTGTAAAAGCCGTAGCGGCTGGAGGCGGCTTTGCGAGCCAGCAATTCTTCACAAGCTCCGGCACTTGGACGAAGCCTTCTGGAATTACACTTGTCCGCGTGACCGTCATTGGAGGCGGTGGCGGTGGCGGGGGTGGGGCCACGGACAACAAAATGGGGGCTTGCGGCGGCGGTGGCGGCGGGTCAATAGAAGTTATCGACGTGAGTTCGGTGAGTTCTGTCACCGTGACCATTGGTGCCGCTGGCAGTGCTGGCAGTGCTGGCGCAACTGGTGGAACTGGTGGAACATCATCTTTCGGCTCTTACTGTTCTGCGGCTGGAGGCACAGGCGGCACTGGCGCAAGTGTTTCCGGTTCACAAAGAATGGGAATGGCGGGAGGAGCGGCAAGCGGCGGCGATATTAATGTCAACGGCGGTTACTCAGACGGCCTCTATAACAGAAACGATGGTTATAACCGGCCTTTTCACAGTGCAGGTTCATCACCTTGGGGATGGGGATTAGGAGGCGTGGGTACAGATACTTGTACCGTTGCTGCGGTTGGTACGGGGTACGGCGCTGGTGGTGGCGCTGGCTCACATAATGTAAGCGCAACGACGGTAGGCGCGGCAGGGACTGCTGGATGCGTTCTAGTTGAGGAGTTTAAATAATGGCAAAAAAAGCACTAATTTTTGGTGAGCGCATCTGTCAGATCGTAAATCCCGGCGAAGAGTTTGAAGTACATGCAGATTTTAAGTGGGTCGATGTCGCAGATGACACTGAGGACAATAGAGACACTTATAAAGATGGCAAGGTTGTCAAAGCTCTTACGCTTGCTCAAAGCCGTGCGCTTGAAGACCCGCTTCATGTATGTATGGAAGAGAGGATGGAAAATTATCCAAGCCTTGGCGACTTTGCTGACGCCTATTACTGGGAAAAGAAGGGCGACGATAGCAAGATGACGGCATGGGTTGCAGCTTGTGCCAAAGTCAAGTCAGACAATCCCAAGCCATAGAGGAGATTATGAGTGGACCCTGTAACAATCGCCGCTGGCGTTGCCGCTTTTAAGGCCGCTCAGAGTTCCATAACGGCGATCCGTGAGGCGCTGGACACTGCCGATGATATAAGCAGTATAAGCCATCATATTGCTGACCTGTTTCACCATTCGCGTGAAGCTAACAAAGCATATCAAGCGCAGAAATCCCATAAAGAAAACGTTGCGAACGGCGAGATAAAGCCGGATGAATCTTTGCAAGAAGCCATCGACCTGATGATCCATAGGCGCGAGATGAAGGAGATGATTAAGGATTTGGAGTGGGAATTAAATAAGAAGTTCCCGACGCCTGTGGGTGAACCAACAATGTGGGAAACCATTAAGCGTGAGCAATCACGTTTACGATCTTTAGCAGCAAAGCGGAAAAAAGAACAGGAAGCCCAGCGTCTTATTGATGAGGCAGAAAAACGAGAGCGTTGGAAGCGTATTGGACAAGAAGCTCTCAAATTTGGAGTTCTTGTTATTGCGGTACTGGGAATCGGATGGATATTAATGACTGCATATGACAGTGGGCCGATACGCTGATGGACGGCACCGTTGACATAAAACTTTTGATCACGTTAGGCGGCGTTTTTGCCTCAATCATCGGGACTGCTGCTGTGGCTAAAGCTCAGATCCAGCGGCTTACTGATCAGATAAAGCAGATTGAAAACGGTATGCGTCAAATGGATTCGCGCACTGACAAGCTGGAAAACGATCTTAGCACCCAGATAAACAGGCTGGATGTGATAGCGCAGATGATGAGTCCGTCGGAGCGTGAAAAGTATCATACCACGGTAGCAACCATGCTTGCGAGACTGGAAGTCTTGGAACGCACACAGGCAAAGATTGAGAGCCGCGTCGGCCTCAATGGGAGCAATTCTTGATGGATAAAATTCTGCGCTGGTGGGAAGACACATTCGGCGGCAACAGTGCAATATGGAATCTGGATTATGGGAAAATTATTATTATTTGCCTTCTTTTGTATCACATGTTTTGGCAGTAGCGTTCAAGCTAACGAAAAGGTATTCGCTGGCTGGATACTCCATATGTTCATTAGCGGTCAGTTGAAAGAATACACGCCCCGCGGCGGCATGGCAGAGTGCCTAAAAGTAAAGCGTAAAATTCTCCGTTCTCAGGGTCATGCGGTGGGTACGCGGTGGGAGTGCGCGAAGGGCAAGCTGGTTTTGCGTAAATACGACACAGGCAAAACTGGAGAGAAATGGCTCCCCGTCGAGCATCTGGGTAAGTAATGGCAGAGGAGCAACGAGGTAGAAGGACAAGCGATCTGCGGGTAAGCGATAGCTCGGCTATTTCCATGCCCATCCGTAATCTTTTGTCTATCGTAGCCGCCGTGTCTGTAGGCGTGTGGGGGTATTTCGGCGTTGTCGAACGTCTGAACAAATTAGAGACATTTGAACAGCTAATCCGTAAAGATTTAGACCAAGCGGTATCAACGCTTGAAGCAGACATAAACAAGAACAATGAATTTAGGATCAAGTGGCCTCGTGGTGAACTAGGTCAGGCGTCTGCGGACCAAGAGCAATTTTTACTTATAGAGAGCATTGCAGCGGCACAAGAGAAAATTCAGAGTAGGCTTGAACAGAATATGTCAAACAAAGTCAACATCACGCGACTGAAAGAGGATGTGAAAGAAGTGCGGATTGCTGTGGAAAAGTTAAAGGACAAGCAGCGTGGGTTGATGAACGGGGGCAAGTGATGGCGAGGTTACTCATTCTCCCGCTCGTTCTTGCGCTCATATCCTGTCAGCCTGTCCCAACCGTTGCGGCTGGCCCCGCTATACCGCCATGCCTTCCAACTGGGAAAATGGCCTTACAGGTTAAAAAACTCTTTGGAGAATCTCCGCTAATCAAAGGCATAGCCAAAGACGGCGCATACATGACGATCTACGCGAGTGGAATCGGATGGACGATGACACGCACGGTAAACAAAAAGGAATGTTTGTGGATAGTGGGCGAAGGTCGGCTGACAATTATCGGTTACAACGATGGCAGTAAGGAGAGTGCAGATGCGCTACCTTAGTTTTGTTGCAATTCTTATTTTATTGGGTGCTTGTCGCTGGCGTATCCCCGTCGATATGTTCGGCTATTGAAATGCTTTTTGAGCATTACAACGAAATTCCACTAGGCGGTTGGCCGTACCGTTATTTCAAACCCAACGAAGTCGCTTGCAAAGGCACAGGAAAAATCCTCGTCAACGAGGATGCCCTTGCTGCTTTGGATAATCTTCGCTCCCATCTTGGCCATTCTATCAATCTATCTTCCGCATATCGGAGTCCCTACCATAATTCAAAAATCGGGGGCGCCCCGCGATCTTCGCACCTCCAAGGACACGCCTTCGACGTTAGGCTCCAAGGACGAGATAAAGAAGTGATAAGGAAGGTCGCTGAACAGGTCGGGTTTAAGGGTTTCGGAATGCGTTATCAAACATTCATCCATATCGACATGGGCCGTAGGAGACAATGGTGACATGATGGACATGATTTTCAGCGTACTAACTGGCGGTGCCACAGGTATCCTGGGCAGCGTCTTAGGCAAGGTGTTCAACTTCGTTGATGTGTTCATTGAGGAAAAGAAAGCCAAAGGCGAACATGAACGCACGATGGAAATGCACCGCTTGCAGTCAGAGTTGAGGGCTGAAGAACTAGAAAACGAGAGGGCCATTGTCGAGGAGCAAGCCTCTGGCGCGGCACGGGCAGCAAGCTATTCCATGATGACGGGCGTTGAGGTTCCGTATCCGTGGGTGGCTGCTATCCTCAGATTGATGAGGCCGACATTGACCGTCATGTTGGTCGGCATCGTTTGGTATATCTACGCCACCAGCAGCGATCTAGCGCAGCAAGAAACTATAATTCAGTCTGTAATTTATATGTCATCAACCGCCGTTCTTTGGTGGTTCGGAGATCGTGCCATGCGTCCTAAAAAGTGATTCCCGAAAAACTCATTGAATGCCCCTGGTGTGGAGAAAGCACCCGCTTAGAACGGGTGCAATCCCACTATGTTTGCACCTCATGCAAGCAGCCTTGTCTTGATTGCTGCGACGGCGAACAAGAGTATGCGTCCGACGCTGAAGCGAACGGCGCAGGGTGCAAATAAATATTCTGCCGGTTTGCAGACCTGATGACAGCCCAAGCGGTATCGATCAGGCTTGATGAAAACTTGTCAGGGTTTGTGATAACGCGCCTTGCGTTTCGCAACTCCCGCTGAATACATCGACGGTTATTCATCACACATTCTCCCCTACTTCGACGGTTAGTTTTTGAAGTGCTTGTTGCACCTCATGGCCCATTTCTTCTGTTTCCTGTCCGCTATCAACGGCATTCATAAACTTGCGATGCTTGCGGACAAAGTCGGTGGCAGCAGAATGCACCCCCATCATTGGGTTTACGTTTTCGTGATCTTCAACCAGGGTGTAAGACCGCCATGTTCTTGGCGGTCCTGGGATAATGTACCCACGGGCGATTAGCCCTTTGACAATCCGATGGGCATTGGCTGATGTGGTTTCTACCCCTTCGCCAATTTCCTGATTGGTTGGAACGGTGCCATTATCCGTTCGGTATTGGCGTATGAAACCATACACCTTAATTTGCATGGGTGTTAAAGACGCTCTCATTTTTGTGCTTCCTTTGCCTTGGCCGACAAGCGGCGTAAAATTTTCTTGTAGTCTTTGCCGAACGCTTCTGCTTTCTGAGGATATTCTGTTTTGAGCCGATCAATCGTATCGTCGTGATCTTTTTTGTGTTCCGCAATCTCATGGCGCCGGTCTTCAAAACTCATGTCTTTGTCGGCTTCAATATCTTTCCATACCTTCCACATGGCCGTTTTCCATTCATCGGCTGTTGGAAACTCTTTTATGCCGTCTTCATGGCTCATTTCCCACGCCCGTTCGCCTTCTTCGTCTGAGATCTCCTCTGTCGCGCTCTCAGCAACATCTGTATTTTCTGGACCCGAAGTATCTGGAATGGCAACATCGTCGCTCACGGGCGAAATTTGGGGGTCACTTTCTGGCTCTCCCTTCCCAAACGACGCGTCCATCGGATGTGATGGCACTTCCACTACCTGATCGGTAATGTCTTTAGGTTCATCCGGTTCTGTCGGATAATCTTCGGCTTCCTCTTTTATAACCATTCCCGATAGCGCGTCAGGAAAACTATCTCTGGCGGCAAATCCCCTCGCCCGCATCTGAAGCATTCGCTTTGGATATGCCCGCCACGGTCCCTTGTTTGTCAGCCCCGCTTGTTTGGCATCAGCCAAAGAAAAGGATCTTGTCGTTTCAACCTTCTCGCCAAACCGCATACGCACAATGGTGCAGAAAGCCTCGTCACCCTCGCGCCATTCCTTGTGGCTAACATATTCTTTGTGCCCTGTTATGACGGCGAGCAACCCGTCACCATACAAGGATGGTTTGCCATTAATTACAGCCATGTTTTGCATAGCAGTGTAAGGCGACAAGCCAACCTCAGATGCCCATTGCACGGCAACCAAAATATCAGCGGGTTTGCCCTTAAAATCTCCAGGACAAAACGAAGACACGGCCACCATTTCCGCAAACTGCATCGCCTCTGCCATATTGCGAGGCGTCAAGACCCCCGATTGTTTTGTTGCAACTTCACCCATTTTTTATCTCCTTTATGCTTATGGTTTTCTGGCGAACCTGATACGCCAACTTGGCCGGTATAATTTTCTCAGGTTGCTCACGATATTTTTTGACAGGCCAGGACACGCGATAGTTTCCGGCTAACCCAGACGTATGGTTACCCATCTTCCGTTGGATTTCGGCGGTTAGCACTCCAAGTGCTTCACTGCCTTCCTTGATCTGATTTTTCAGCAGCAAGTATTCTTCACAAAGAATGTCAAATCCGGCTGGCAAATCGATAGGGTCTTCCTTGTCGCCAAGGGAATAAACCAGAGCCGCATCAGCCGCATTGGCAAGATCGTAATACTCAATCTCGTCCGCGTTTAGCCGTCTATCTAGATCCAGACACGCTTCAGTGATGGATTTCTCTGTGCCAGCATGGAGCGTAAACAGGAAGATTCGCATTTCCACGCCGCCATATAGGATGATAAGTGCCGCCCATTTATAGGCGCCGCACATCATCTGACCCTGCACCTGGACAGGACCGCGCCACATGGCGGGGAAATCTTCCGGCCTGGTCCGCGTCACCTTGCTCTCAAGGACGCCAATGCCGTCCAATACAATGCGGTCATTGCCCACCACATAAATACCCTTGGACGGGTCATGGTGTATCGTCATGCTCTTGCCATCGGCCCTGCCGTCCAGGCTTGCCGCCAGCGGCAGTGTCGGATGCACCACAGGTTCGGTTATATCAAGTTCGGGAACCAAGCCCAGGCGTTCGCAACCCTCTTTAAGAACAGGCTCTTCAAGAACATTGCCCATGTGGGTCAGTTCATTGCCTTCCCACTCTTTGCCCTTCCCCTCTTTATGTGCCCACATTTCCAACAACTGTTCGTTGGGCGTTTTGTAAGGCGATAAGCCCATAACATAGGGCAGGATACTACAGCTACACATGAGGTCTGATGTGAGTTTACCTACCATCTTATTTAGTACCCCCCATATCGCTGGCGTGGGCTGAACCCACTTGGTTCTTGACGGCAACCGTTGTCCCTGTTTCATCCCGTAGGATGTCGGTGACCACGGCCTTCAGTTGGTTATGGATGTGATTGATGCGGCGTGTTTGGCAGCGGGATTGAGCGACTTTCAAATCACCCTGCAATGCGGTATAATCCGCATATTGAAAGAGGTTCATCACAGAACCCCCAACATGGCGGCGCCCATGATCGTCCAGGCATAGACCGCTAGAAGTAGTCCCGCAAAAAGCGTGGCCCCGCCCAGCATTTTCAAGATTTTGATTAAAAGGTAGTTCTTATCTAAATATACATTATACGGTTTTGGTTGATACATAGTTCTTCTCCTCTACCATTTCTATTAGGTTTCGTGTCTGTCATGGAATAAAGACCTTAGACCATAGACATACGACATATCGTCACGCGCATAGTTCTCCAGGTCATCGTTTGCTTTCTTCAAAATAGCCCTTGCGGTTAGCACTTTCTGAATATTCGTCGTCCGTTCGCCAGCAATTTCATCAAATATCCTGGCAAGGTCTTTAAAAACAATAGACGCGAATCGGATATGATCGGGGTGAAGCATTGGGACAAGCAATCGTGCGTGTCCATCACCCAATTTCCGCACGACAGAACGTAATTCACGCCGTGATTTCGGATGATTTTGGTCATACTTCTCCAATCTTTTATTAAATTTAGTTACCATCTGTTATCGCTTTGGCATTTCTTTATCAATATTTTTTATGCGAATGGTTCTTAATGTCAACTATTTATCACCTTCGACACGATCAATAATTGCTTTGACCTGTTGCGGGTGCCATTTGGGCTGGCCAAAAACAGATTTGTCCTGGTCAATTATCCGCTGCCGTGCGCGGGTCTGAACGCCACGACGGGTCAGTTCCTGTGCAATGGCCCTCATACTTGTCATGCCAAGCTGGCGACACTGTAGGATCTCAGGCCATACTTTAAGCGCGTAAGCATCAGCCCGTTTCTGTTTGACTTCCTGGCCGACGGCCTGGACTTCATCCCACTTTTCCGATCCCAGCTTAGTCATTTTCTTTTGGCGATCAGACGACTTGGTGGCATAAAAGCCGTCTTCTTTAATAATGCGCTTCATTTCAGCGCGGGTTTTTTTGACCCTATCGCTGATCTGTACCCGCTCGTATTGAGCCATCGCCACAATGATGTGGATAGTCAGGTCAGATACATGAGGTTGATCGGCACACACAAACTTGATGCCCGATTCCATGAGCCTGGACACGAACGCCACTGAACGGCTTAACCTGTCCAGCTTCGCCACCAGGAGCGTGGCGCCGTGCTTTTGACATAGCGCCAGCGCGGCATCCAGTTGCGGCCGCTCCTTCTCCGATTTGCCGCCGCTTTCAACCTCAATAAATTCGCCTATGACTTTCCACTTGCCGCCGTTAAGGTAGTTAATACACATCTGTTTTTGTGCATCGATACCCAGGCCATCAGCGCCTTGCTTGGTAGTCGATGCCCGATGATACAATACCATCGGGTCATCCGTACCGCCGCCATGCTCGTAGACGCCGCCAGCGGCAAGCGCCGTTGAGGCTTTTAGTTCTTCTGCCATCATTCCCCCCTACGCTTCTCAGCCGCAAACGCTTGAGCGTCGTTCCATGCTGTTGAAAAAATCTTGTCGAAAAGTTTTTCACGCTGATACCCAAAATTGTTTTTGTCTGGGTAACTCACAAGAAAAGCAGATCCAAGGTTCCGTATTTGAACAGGGCCATAATTATTCCATTTTTCAACCCATATCCATTTGGTTTGACTGCCGCCCATCATCCTTCTCCCTTTGTCTCATTAACCACAGATAGAAGAGTGTAATTTTTCATACCATCCAGAACGTCATACGCCATTTCCCGTAAGTCGTCTTGGTAAGGTTCAAAGTCGAACTCAACCGCACTGGCATCTACTGAATTGACCTTTAAGAACAGGTCTTCAATAGCGTCCTGCACTTTGTCTTGCAGCACATCGCCAATTTTTTCTGAGCGCAAACCCATGCCAGAAATGTATGTGGCAATCGTGTTTCCAGTGCAGCCATCCATCAAATCTGACAGTAAGTCTTGGTCACGCCACGTTGACGGTTCTTTATAGTCGCCTGTTCGCTCATCGTACTTTTCATCAGACGTTGGCATCAATGACACATCACCATCGCGCCGAACTGGTTCTGCCAGCATCTTTGTTTCGCCCAACCAGTCATTAACGAGCGTATGGATTACAGTGTAGACCTGTGACCAATCGTCATTAGGCGTTGGTAATCTTTCCATCACCCTTCTCCCTCGTTAATTAATGTTCCATCCGAATTGTAACCTGGGCTTTTCCTTAGACATGGGTTGGCTTTATTCTCCAAATTAATTGGATAATCGTCGTCCATTTCCCAAAGCACCCAAGTGGTGCGCTTGTGCCATTTGTGGTGAAAGATACCTATGGCAATTAGAGCATTGCCAAGCGCATGATGTTCATTAAGCAATTCAGAAAAACGATCCGATGCTGGGTCAACAAAAAATGGACTGCTTGTTTGCCGACGTAATTGGTTCTCCAAATACAGCTTAACAAGCGGAAAATCCGATCCATCAAGCGGTATGAAATCTGGTGTATCGCTATGACCGAAAGATAAATTATAGCGCTTGGCGGGTCCAGCGGCACAGTCACCGTCGATGGCCAGTAGACACATGGGGTATTGCATTTCCATCACCCTTCTCCCCTACGCTGCTTTTTTCTTGGTGGTCTTGGACTCCACTGGCGAATACACGCCGTATGCCAGCAGTTCTTGGAAATCATCCCAATCAAAGAACGTGTCCAATTCACCATCGCACGTTGCAATGCCCGAATATTCATAAACATGAATTTTCGGACGGGGCCATACTTGCGGAAACCAGCGTTTTTCTATGCCGCGAATAATTTCCCACCGCTCTGCCAAAGATTTACCTTTCCAGTGGTATTCCTCTCTGCCCAAGTTAAAGAGAATTTTGCCTACAGTTGCCCACCGCATACGCCGATGGTCATCCATGTGATCTGGCCGCACCCGCACTCGCGATAAATATATCGTGTGGACGGTGATCGTTTTATAACCAAAATGATCCCAATCATCTTTATCTGGGTTCAGTTTCCAAGTCTGCTCAATCGTAATTGCGTTTGTCATTAATATATTCTCCTCTGTAAATGTTCTGACAACCCAATGTCATCAAAACGCAACGTCTATACGGGTATATACTTATATGTTATAAGAGTGTCAAGTTTTAAATAAAAAAAGTTTGACGATGAAAACCAAGACACCTTTTTATATTCGGTTGCGGGCCGATTTGATGGACATCTTGCGAGAGGAATCGGAGCGCAAAGGCATGACTATGACCATGATCATTGAACGTGCCCTGGATGCCCAATTTGGCCCACTGAGGGGCAATGTCGTTAACCTGGAAGACCATATGCCGGAAGATAAAGATGGCCTTTAGGAGCAAATACAGGGCCGTTAAAACGGAAGTGGATGGCATCATGTTTGATAGCAAGCGCGAGGCCGCACGGTACATGGAACTGGTTTTAATGCAACGCGCTGGCGAAATCCGAAACTTGGAGTTGCAGCCTAAATTTGAATGCCGGATCGATGGCAAAAAGATTTGTACTTACAAAGCGGACTTTAGGTATTTCACAGCAAAAGAATGCGTCGTTGAGGATGTCAAAGGCGTAAAAACGCCCGTGTATCGGCTCAAGAAAAAGCTGGTGGAAGCCTTGTATAGAGGCGTCAAGATCCAAGAGATTATTTGATGTGTCGGATATGTAAGGGACATGGTGAAATCGTGCGTCCAATTCATACTAAAACCGTAGCAATTATGCGCTCTATGCAAAGCCGTGGCGTTGTGGACAATTACTATGTCGAAGAAACCGTTGTTTTGGGCGGCGCCGATGCCTGTCCGAAATGTACGCGAATGGCTGAGATTGAGTATCGGGCGGGCAAAGCATGACCTGTCCTGATTGCCAAGGCGAAGGATACATTGAACGGGTTAACTGGAACGGCCCTTATGAAGTTCGCTGCCCGCATTGTTATGAAAGTTTAGGGGAAGTGAATGCACCCGATGATGACGTGCGAGATATGCGGCAATGAGCGGGAAGTCGGACCTGGAGTTGTTCCCACAGGATCAGGCCGATGGGTCTGTCTCAGCGGCCCATGCCGCAACATCATGGTCAATTCACGATCAGAAAATGGCAAAAGCATATGTGACAGCTCTAGACGCCGAAGCAGTGGTTATGCGATGGCTTCGCTGCCACGGATTCAGTGTGTCGGCTGGCGGCGTTAAAGTGCGACGTTCTGTTGCTGAGATTGATAAAAATAAGGATGCTGGTGACATAATCGTCGAAGGAAAGGGATGCGTTGAAGTTAAAAACAGCAGCCGAAACTTTACGACAACATGGCCGTTTCCCAGCATTTTTGTCGATACGGTTCCAAAAGTTGACGCAAAAATTGATGCCACATGGTTTTGGATTACAGTTTCCGATGATTTAACGCATGGTGCAATTATTTCGTCGCGGACACGCTCTGGCTGGCAGATCATAAAGCATGGAGCGCCGACGCGATACGGTACTCGCCAGGATGTATATGCGGCAGAGGTGGGCGACATACGTTTTGTCAATCTGCTTCAGCCGCCTAAAAAAATACAAGAAATGATTAATGGCTAAATTTCCTCACCTACCTCTTTGGACCGATGCCTATATGGCCGACACGTTGCATCTGACCCATGAGGAACATGGTCTGTATCTGATGCTTTTGATGACGATCTGGCGGTCACCAGACTGCAAAATTCCGAACGATTTAACGTGGGTTAAAAGGCGTCTTCGGGCCACCGATGATCAGATGGAAAACCTGGTCAAAAATCTGCTTGATGAGTTCTTTATCACCACTGGAAATCACATCACACAAAAGCGATTAAAAGAAGAATATGAGTATGTGAGAAAAAAAGCAAAAAAGAATAGCGCTTCCGCTAAGTCACGGTGGCAGAAGGAAAAAGTAGTATGCGAACGCAATGCCCCTACACCTACACCTATACCTAGTATAAGAGATACTAACGTATCTCTTTCGCTCAAAACAGATAATCTGTTTGAGCAATGGTATCAAACCTGGCCCCGAAAAGTCGGCAAAGGTGGAGCCCGAAAAGCGTTCAAAGCAGCCCTCAAAAAAACCGATTTTGAAACCCTTTGCCAGGGACGTGATCGATTCATCGTGGCAGCAAGCGGTCAGGACAAAAATTACATCCCCTACCCGTCTACATGGTTGAACCAAGAAAGGTGGTCTGATGACACAACAGCAATTAATCCAACGCCAATCGCAATCCGTGGTGGAAACGGAACACAATCTGCAAGCATCGCTGCCGCCGTCGGTAGTTTCGTCGCTCGACGCGGTGGTTGATGGCGATTACAACATCGTTGCCTACACGGTAGACGGCCCGTGCCCCGTTGATGACATCAATGCGGCCATTGCAGCCATAGATGCTGCCAGCCAGCCGATGCCAGCAAAGGCGTTGGGAATGCTGATTGCCGAAGTCTTCAGCCTGACCAAGCGAAAAAAGGACGATCAGATCACGCTAGACCTGGCTGTTGAGGCTTACGGTTCGCGATTAGAGCAATACCCAGCGGACATCGTGCATGAGGTTCTGAGTAAGTGGCCGGATCAGTCCATGTGGTGGCCATCCTGGCATGAACTGAAAGAGGAAATCGATTGGCGCAACAATCGCGCCAAAATCAAGGCGGCGCTGGAAAAGAAGCTGACGCCAAACAGAACGCAATCCGTTATTAATCAGGCAATTAGGAAGGGTTAAATGGCAAAAAAAATAGCAGTGAAAATTATTGCAGACACAGACAGCGGAGAGGCCGAAGCCGTTATGGCTGATTGGTTTAAGGAAGAAGGGAATTTGTTTAAATTTGATATCCTTCAAGATGCATTAGACGCTTTGCGAGTGATGTCAGGCGAAGCATATAAGGAAATGCATACTGAGTTTGAAGAAATACGAAAGGAAGGGCTAACAACATGAATTTAGAATTACAAGGTAAAATTATCCAGGTGATGGACGAACAATCGGGCGAAACAGCCAAGGGGCCGTGGCGAAAGCAAGAATACGTTCTGGAAACCGACGGCCAGTATCCGAAGAAGGTTTGTTTCATTGTTTGGGGTGACAAAATCGATGAATGGTCAATGAAGGAAGGGCACGTTGTTGACGTTGGCATTGACCTGGAAAGCCGTGAGTACAACGGGCGTTGGTACACCGACGTGAAAGCCTGGAAGGTTACAAAGGATGCGACGATTAGCCCGTTGCCCGCTGGCAAGCCAGACAACATTGACGATGAAATTGACGACGATATTCCGTTTTAAATGGTTCGGCGTAAGAAAAAGCTGAAGGCGCCACACAGCGATTTAGGGACGCCGGAAGCCAAGCAACACGGCGATTATATCCTTGAGGAAACGATGGTTGCGGGCATGAAGCGTGTCCGTAACACAACCATCGATCCCATTGAAACCCTGCGACGGCGGGACTTGATTGACGGCTCTCAGTATGAGGCTGGCCAGCGATTTGCTGAAGTGTTCCGCAAGGCTATGCTGGCTGAAGTTTATGCAACGGTGCGCTTTGGGCACATCCCCGCCACGCAAAACATTGAAATGTTGGAAGTGGTAGCCAAGGCCAAAGCGGAAGTGCGATTAGCCCTCAAGCATTTGGGCTATCCGTTGGCGTCGCTGGCAGAGCATTCAATCGGCAATTCCAACCCGATCAGCACCTGGAAAACAGGCAAAGCAACCGTCGAAACACTACGTTTGGTGCTGGAAGGGCTAAAAAACTACTATAAAATGTAGTTATCAATGAAATGCACTAGTTTACAAGATGATTCCGATTGGCTATTTTGTGCGAAGGTGGGATTGTCCCGCCTTGCTTTGAATTTTGGCTTTCTAGTGGCTGGGGTAAAACCCAGCCACCTCCCTTTTTGAGGTGTAGGCGATGGGCCGTCCAACGAAACGTAATCAAAAATTAATCGATAAATTGCTGCTTGGGCTGGAAGCTGGGCGGTACGAAAATGAGTTGTGTGCGGAACTGGATGTACATCCGACGAACGTCCGCATATGGAAACGCAAAGATCCCGAACTGCGTGAAATGGTAAATGAGGCTAGGCGCGACGGTATCCTGGCCCGCCTGGAAGCGGATAAACTGGCGCTTGAAGCGGCGATTAGCCGTGACGACATTCTGAGGGCGAAAGAATGCTTGGCACATAGCCGCTGGGAAGCAGAAAAATTGCTGAAAGATTTCCAGCCTATACAAAAATCTGAGGTTACCCATAGCGGACCCATGATAATCGGTTGGGAAAACGAAATAAAACCCACAAATGAAGGAGCCGAACAAAAGACCGAAAACGCTTTAATCAATTAATTCTGAGTAAAACGCTTTCGGTAAATATTCCTTGAATCTCCAGGCGACTAGCCGTCTAGTCTAAATTTAGCCGATTTTGGCGCTTTTTTTCGGACAAAAGTAAGCGTAAAGCGACGGCGACAGGGCTTTGAATATCCTGGGTGCCCTCCTCCCAACGTCTAACCGTTCGCGGATTAACAGGCTTGTGGCCAGGTTCGGAAAGCGCAAACGCCAAGCCCCGGACTGTTAAGCCAAGGGCATGGCGAATGCTTTTTAATTCATCGGGTGTCATAATTAATATTTCCAAATTGGTCCTATGGTTCCAGCGGGCATTGGTATAATTTCGGCGTTTTGTTTTGCGTCGTCTAATAACGCCGGTAAAGCGCCGGACCCTTCCCAAGTGTTCGGAATAGGATTGCTTGATTCGTCGCAACAATCATAGTCAACCAAATCGCCATTTTCGGCAAATGCTGCGACAATGTGATCAACGTCATGCAATCCGCTACATGGCCATTGGCGCCGAAATGCTTCTATTGTTTCTAATTGAATTTCTATAATTTTCATTTTTAAAGCCTTTCAATCTGCAATTTTGCATCGGGATTTTCGGATAGCCAATAATCGGGAATCCGGTCTAATTTTTCGGCATAAGTGTAAGGGTCGTTTTTTGCATCTTCAATCCAGGACCAATACTTTTGATCTTTGGCTATTTTTGCGCGTTCGGCTTTTTCTTTTTCTAACTCTTTCATATTATCTGGCGTATCAATAACGCGCACCAGGTTCTTATAAACATTGCGACCTTTTCGCCGTATTTTCTTTTTTTGCAAAACGTCTTCAGCATACATGCCTTCGACCCATTCAACATCGATTGTAAAAGTATGTTGTCCGCGTTTATTGCCATAACTCTCTTTTACAATTTGGCCAATAATTTGCCGATTTCCCAGAAATTTAGGATTTCTGAAAGATCCGGCAAATACGGGTTCGGAAATTTCTATTTTCATTCCTGTAACAAGGTTTGTCATTTGTTTGCCTTTCACATGGGCATTATTGCCCTACTAACACCAAAGGCGGGCAATTCCTAGGGAACCCCGCCAATGGCGATCAATCGCAATGTTAGCGCGTTTATGCGGCAACGGCGCTTGCCTTGCGCTTACTGTTACCATGTGCCGGAAAACCCACAATAACGCGGCGCGATTGCTTTTGACATAAACCGCACGTTTTGCATGTTACGTCGTCGCTGTATGTTGCCGGACATTGTGCAACCAGGCGCCCTTTTGGCGTCGTCGTTTTCCGTTCGTCAAAATCGTGCGGTAAAACCGTCGCGACGGGACCAATGCCCAGGTCCGTCAATTTGTCGGCGTGATCTAGATTATTTGCCGATAGATTAATTGTGAAGCCCTTGGCGTTGGCTGATTTTATGGCCGCACGGTTTAGCAGATTTTGTAAAACGTCATAATGGGAAAACGTAAAGCCCTTTTTGCCACGATTTGCTTTAACAAGCGCTTTTAGTTTTTTAACGTCAATATTAATGCCGGTCCCTGGTAAATCACCGGATTGGTTATGGCGCCATAGGATATTGGCGGGCAATGCTGCAACCTGGTTAACGAAATCGGAAAACAAACCGCCACGCTTGCCGGATGTTACTTCGTCCCAGCGCCCTTTTAATGGATAGCCTTCCGCGTAACATCCATTGTTTTTAAAAGGGCAAGAATGGGGACAAGTGCCGCGATCACTAGTTGATACGGGAATTTTGCCGGTTTTTTTGTTTGTGGATTTTGGGTTTAGATAGAAATACATTATTTGCACCCCATGAATAACGCGGATGTTTGACAATTCCACAATTCGCGGCAAGCGCCGTTAACATCCATCGGATCATTAAGGAAATGCGCTGTCGCCGAATCGGAACCCCAAAAACCCTCGACAATGTTGGTGTGGGTGTTTACCCAGATATTAGGACCGCCGAACGCGACAAGAACGCGAGCGCCGATATATTCGCCCTGGCCGGTAACAATGTATTGGATGTCCAGGGCGTCGTTTAAGTAATCAAAACCCGAAAGCATTTCGGGAATATCGCAATCGCAATTTGGCGCGTCGTTTTCGCAAGCCCCACATTCGGGACATTCTATAATTGGAAGGCCTTTGTGTATGTCGTTTGCAATGGCGCGAACGTAGTCTTTTAATTCTTGCATTGTAGTACTCCAATTTTTGGCGGGCACAATCGCCCTTGTCTGATGCTATGATTGCATCGTTAGACGCGCCACTAGGACGCGCCTTGCGATATAATCAGGAAAGCGACGCCTTTATTCCAAAGTAAATGACAGCGCCAAACGCACCCCAAATGGCCAAGAACAAAAACACCATGTAAATTGTGATAAAAATATCCATTGTTTGGTTTCCCTCTTAAAAGTGAATTTCAACGAAATTGCCGGAAGCGATATCAAAAGCTTGGACATAAGCGCCAATATCGGGTTGACGAAAATCAACGTCGAAGCCCGCTAGGCGCTTGCATTGTTCTTTGGCGTCATTGGTTGGGATAAGATCGCAAGCCCAACGATAGAGAATGTCGCTTGCTGTATTTATTCTGTTTTCCATTGTTCGTTTTCCTTATTTGTAGTGGGCACAATCGCCCTATGAATTGGAATGTATATACATATAATAGCGGTGTCAAGTATTAAGAGTAAAAAAAGATATATTATTTTTGGGATGTTGGAGTGGATAGTTTGCCAACCCATATCACTCTTTTCGCGGACGCGAATGTCGCCTTATTTAAATGACCTGGTTAATCGCAACCAATAGCATCAATCAATCGGAATCATTCATCTATAAAAGCTAAAAGGCGCGGCAATCCTTGGCTATCAAGGCCGCTGTCAATAATTATCGGTTTACTCTTATCTTTTGACGGCAGGGGGTCATTGACCAGGGGTACCCCGCTGGGACCCGACGCGCAGACAGTTGGATGGGACCACAACCCGTATCTCACTACAGTTGGAGAACTTTTATGGCTAAAGCACCAGCGAAGAAAACATCGACTAAGAAGGAACCGGCAAGGCGTAGGGCCAGGGCTAAGAAGGATGATGGGACGTTTATGGCTGATGATCCATCGACGCCTGATGTTAATGAGGCTTTTGTCCAGGAACCGGCCCCAGAGGTCCAGAGAGAGGCTCAGAGGGCCGTTGGTGGGCGGTATCTTGGTGGCAAGCTAATTGGTTAGGTTTGTTGTCCCTGACGTTATGGACGCCACACAGTGCGGCCTGCTGGCCGATGAGGTTGGGTATAGGGGGTTTGATGACCCGCTTGTGGAGCCGGTTATTGATGCCGTGCTTGCGAGGTTTGATATCACGCATCGGGAGCCTTCGTATGTGAGGGTGGAATGCCGTAAGGAAGGCCATGATTGGCATCTGGACAATGGCAGTCATATGCCGTGGTGCGCGGTGTCGGTGTCGGTTTTGCTGACAGAACGCCCTGCCGATGCGGTGGGGGGGATTTTACAGTTTCATGATTTTGTGCCGGACCAGAAGCCTGGGGAGTTATGGATGTGGGATACACAGGCAGAGAACCGGCACAGGGTTTCCAGCCATGACGGCTGGCGTATCTGCTTGCTGATGTTTTTGCAGGGGCAGAATGTCGCAGCCTAACAGGGTTATAATCCCCTACACGCCCAGGCCGTTACAGCAGACGTTCCATGAGCAATGCCGACGGTTTAACGTGGCGGTGTGTCACAGGCGTTTTGGTAAGACGGTGATGGCCATCAACTGGTTATTGCGTGAAATCCTTACCTGTGACCGCAAGAACGCCCAGGGGGCTTATATCGCGCCGACGTATTCAAGTGCCAAGCGGATAGCCTGGGTCATGTTGCGGGAATATGCGGGGGTTATACCAGGGGTTAAGTTTAACGAGGCCGAACTAAGATGCGATCTGCCGGACGGCAAGCGGATATGGCTGCTGGGATCGGAAAATCCCGATGCTCTCAGGGGGTTACGCCTTGATGCTGCCGTATTGGATGAATATGCGGACATGAATGCGAGGTTGTTTCCAGAAATTGTTCGCCCTGCGCTCTCTGACTTTGGTACGGGCAAGTGCCTATGGATCGGAACGCCCAGAGGCGACAATCAATTTAGGACGATTTACGATACGGCTATTCGGAATATGGAAGACGGCGATAACGAGTGGTTCGCCATGCGCTTCCCTGCCAGCCAGACAAAGATTATTCCTGAGAAGGAACTGCAAGCGGCACGGGATACGATGGATGAAAGCCAGTTTGAACAGGAATTTGAATGTTCCTGGTCCGCAGCCCTTGTGGGGGCTTATTACGCCAAGACACTGGACAGGATGGAATTACAGGGCCAGATCGGATCGGTTCCCTGGGAGCCGAACGCGCCCGTCTGGACGGCCTTTGATTTAGGGATGCGGGACAGTACGGCCATATGGTTCGGGCAGTCCATACGCGGGGAAGTTGGACACAGGATTATTGATTACTATGAAAGCAGCGGCGAAGGATTGCATCACTATATTGGCCACCTTCGCGCTCAACCTTATGTCTATGGCGATCATTATTTTCCTCACGATGTGCTTGTGCGTGAGTTGGGCAGTGGCAGCAGTCGTTACGAAATGCTCCAGGGTCTTGGGGTTCGCCCGACCATTGTCGCCAAGTTATCTCTGCAAGACGGCATTGAGGCGGTAAGGGCCTTGCTCCCTACCCTGCATTTTGACCGCCAGAACTGCGCCTTGGGGCTGAAGTATTTGCGGCATTACCATAGGCAGTGGAATGATAAAAACCAGACGTGGCGGGAAAAGCCCAACCACGATGCCAGTTCCCATTCTGCCGACGCCATGCGCTATGCGGCCATAGGATTGCGTGACGGCGATGCAAGTGATTACGCCATGATGGCACAAACAGGGCGCCAGCCTGGGGGCCAGCCGGTTATAATCAGTGATTACAATGAGTTCGGTTAACATTATTCATGCCCGCTATCCTGATGTGGTGGAAATTGCGCGGAATATGCGTGAGTTGGATGCGGAAGAAATATGGCCCGTGACGAGTGTCGAGACGCCGGAAACACTGGCAGTGGCGACTGTAGCTGGCTCCGGCTTGAAGTATGTTGCGCGTTATGGGGCGGTCCCTGTCGCTACCTGGGGAGCATCGGAAGTCCGGCCACGGGTGGCCAGCGTCTGGATGTTCGCAACGGACAGGTGGCCGAAAGTGGCACTCAGCGTGACTCGCCACATCAACAGGACGGTGATGCCGATCCTGATGAGCGCGGGATGCGTGAGAGCGGAATGCTGGAGCCATGACAATCACCATGTGGCCCATCGCTGGCTGGAGTTGTTAGGCGCCGTTCGCGAAGCCACCGTTGAGGATTACGGGCAAAACAGAGTGCCCTATCACTGCTATAGCTGGACCCGAACAAGATTGGA